TGGCACAATCAGTCAGCGTACCGCTGCATGGGCCGCAACTGAAATGTTGTCACATGCAGAACCGATACTGGTTCTATCAAAATTTGGTCAGTCTAAACCACTGCCATCTAACAAAGCCGACACTGTAAAGTTTCGTCGTCCCGTTCCTTTCGCAATTTCATTAACTGCATTGACTGAGGGTGTAACGCCTTCGACTCAACAAATGGTATATGAAGACGTGACCGTTTCATTAGCACAATACGGTGCAGTTATTGCTATCACCGATAAGGTTGATGATTTGGCCGAAGATCCTGTATTGAAAGATGCAGCGATGATGGCTGGCGAACAAGCTGCTGAAACAATCGAAATGATTACTTACGGTGCTATCAAAGCTGGCACTAACGTATTCTATGACACTATCGCTCATACAACACGCGCATCAGTAAACAGCAAAATCTCTATTGACCGCGTTCGTGCTGTTGTACGTTCATTGCGTTCAAACAGAGGAAAGCCTGTTACTACTATGCTGGCTCCTTCAGCTGGCTTTGCTACAAAAGCAATCGAGGGTGGTTACATCGCGTTCGGCCATACTGATCTTGAAGCTGACATCCGTGGCCTAGCTGGTTTCACTCCTGTTGCATCTTACGGCTCACGTCAGCCTTTATGTCCTGAAGAATTGGGTTCGGTTGAATCAATCCGTTTCATCTTGACTCCATTGATGGTTCCTTTCTTAGCAGCGGGTGCAGCAGTTGCATCAACGGGCATGATCTCTGACAACGCAACTAACATCGACGTTTATCCAATGATATTCATCGCTAAAGAAGCGTATGGTTTGGTTCCGTTGAAAGGTGCTAACTCAATCACTCCAAGTGTATTGAATCCTGGCACGCCTTCTAAATCTGATCCATTAGGACAAGTGGGCTTCGTCGGTTGGAAAACTTACTTCGCTGCAAAAATTCTTAATGAAAATTGGATTTCAAGATGTGAGGTAGCCGCTACCGCTCTTTGATATTAGGCTATTTTGCTACATTCTGTAATTGTAGGGTGTGCATTGCGTACACCCTTTTTTTAAACATCCTGTCGGGAGACACGAATGCTAGATTTTGAAACATCAGACAACAAAGAAGACCTACTCGAACACGCCAAATCTATGGGAATCGATGCTAATGGCCGATTCAACGTAGATTCTATTAAACAGCTGATCCGCGATGCAGGAAAAACTGCGCCGGTTATCGCTGTTGCAAAAAAAGTAAAATTGTTGATACACAAGACCGAAGGCGACACCGGATCTATTGATGTCCCTGTCTCAGTCAACGGTAAAACCTGGTTGATTAAACGCGGTATTGAAGTTGAAGTCCCTGCGTTCATTGTTGAAGTGCTAGAACACGCTGTTAAAGACATTTACGTACAAGATGAAGTTACCAAGTCGATTGTTAAACGTGAAGTACCCTCGTATCCATATAGCTCGACGGCGATCTAAATGATACAGAGTGCGCTGATTGCGCTGATCAGACGCTATTCCGGTGATGATGTCGAGCCTTATATCGTGCCTGATTTGGTGTTAGCTGACTTCATAGATGAGTCTGAAGCTGAGGTCGCTGAACGCACTCAATGTATGCGCCTGGATAGCACATATGACCTGACACTCGCTGCGGGCGTGTCTGTCTACGCGATTGATCCCGCCATTATCTTCATTGATTCTGCACGGATTAAAGGTGAGAGCAAGCCATTGATAAAGACCACGCGACGTGAGCTAGATTTCAATATCAATCATTGGGAACTAGAAGCCAGCATGCCTCGGTATTATTTTCAGAATGATATTGAGATCACTCTGTACCCGATGCCTGATAAGGCTGGATTGCTCCAGCTGGAAGGCTCACGCAGACCAATAGCTTCGATGGAAACACCGAGCCAATACCATACTGATTTAAGCAACTGGTGTTTGTTTCGCATGTTCTCGATCAGCAATAACGGCATGACCGACGTGAATAAAGCCATTATGTTCTCAGGACAATTTGATAAAGCTTTTGGGCATAAGCGTAACGCGCTGTATGACACCGTTAATCGAGCGACATCAGAACAGTCCACGATGTACCGAAACCCATTTAACTAGGATGATTCATGGAACCCACTACTAGCGTCAAGACCATTATTGATAAAGCGAGTTTGCTGCTCAATGACAAGACCGCTACCCGCTGGCCTGTATCGGAATTACTAGGCTGGCTCAATGATGGTCAGCGCGAATTAGTGATGCTAAGTCCGCAAGCTAATACTAAACACACCGTACTAAGACTATCACCGGGGGTTAAGCAGTCATTGCCCGTGGACGGTATTATTCTGAGCGACATACCCTACAATCTATTAAACACGTCCTCAGCGATGGGCGCGTCAATTACGCGGGTTCCCAGGGAAGTCATGACCAAACGCCTACCTGGATGGGCAACGTCAGCGCCCAATATCACAGTCAAGCATTATATCTATGCGTTAGCGGATCCCTTGGTCTTTTATGTCTATCCGCCTCAGCCAACTGTACCTGGGTACATTGAGTGTATTCATTCGGCGCTGCCTGACATCATTCAAAATACCTCGCCCTCGACCAAGATTACCATTGCAGATTTCCATCAAAACGCACTGCTGGATTATTTACTCTACCGAGCCTTTATAAAAGACTCAGACAGTGCTAATCAGGTGGCGCGAGGCATGGATCACTATAAGTTATTTATTGGCTATGTCTCATCAATGGCGGTCGCTGCTGCGCCTGCTGATCCTACCAAGCCACATCCATGAGCATTAGCATTGAGCAGTTCTCAGGCATAGCGCCTAAAGTCAGTCCACCTTTACTGCAAGGCTACATGGCTGTGACAGCGAATAACGTGCGCGTTGACCAAGGATCATTGCATCCCATTAAAGGGGTTACAGTCACTCAAACGCTACCCAATACGGCACGTAGCATCTTTAAATACCTAGACAACTGGTATTACTGGTCATCGGTCGGTGTTGATGCGTTACGCAGTCCCATTGCTAATGATGTCTGGGATCGTGTGTACTACACAGGCAATGGAACCCCCAAATATTCATTCGTACCCCATGCAGCGCCCATACTGGGAGGCTTTAATCTGGGCATACCTCAGCCTAAAAACGCACCCACTTGCGGCGTAACTGTCGGTGAGGGTGATCCGAAAGTACGTTACTACGTGTTTTGTTATGTCTCCCCCTTGGGCGAAGAAGGGCCGCCATCTCACTCCAGTACCGCTGTATCGTGTGTCGATGGCGATAGCGTTACCCTGGTGTTTTTAACCGAAAGCCTGGGATCGTATAATCTAGGATCGGGGGCATTAAGGCGCGTCTATCGAACAGCACTGGGAACAACGACCAGCACATATGAGCATGTGGGTGATTACCCTATTGCAACAACGACAGTCATCGATAGCTTGCTGGATGTATCACTGGGTGAAATTATCCCATCGACCAGCTGGTTTCCACCGCCTAATGGGCTAGAGTCAACACCATTGCCGCCATTACAGGGCATTAAGATGTCACCTAATGGCTTCATAGTAGGCTTTTCAGGCAACAGCTTATGTCCAAGCGAAGCCTATCTGCCTCATGCGTTTGATCCGCTGAACCAGTTGGCTTTCCCAGGACAGATTACCGGCATTGCTATCACCGGTGATTCGATCATCGTGTTTACCGACGACATGCCTTATCTGGTCACTGGCTCATCGCCGAGTACACTGACGGCTATTAAGATCGATCATCCGCAGACCTGTCCCAGCAAGGCCAGCATTGTCAATATGGGTGGTTATGTCTTATTCGCCTCGCCGGATGGCCTTTGCTCAATCACTGCCAACGATTTACAGATAGTGACTCAATCGTATTTAACACGCGACCAATGGCAAGCGTACTCACCCTCCACGATGCGTGGCTTTTTTTATGAAGGCATCTATCTAGGGTTCTCGGATACAGCCTCTATCATGTTTGATATGCGTGAGAATACAGCCATATTGACTACGCTAGATCATACGATATTTGATTTTATCTCAGGTTATACAGATTTAGCGACTGACACACTCTACCTACTGAAAACAGATGGCAGTGTCAATTCGTGGGAAACGGGTGTCGATTCGTTGCTAACATGGAAGAGTAAACCGTTGCGTATACCCAAGTCCATCTGCCCATCTGCGTTACGTGCCTATGCAAATGGCTCATTTAGGCTAAACCTCTATGCAGACGGCAATCTTGAATATACGGGTGTCATTATGAATAGCGACATCGTTCGACTGCCTTCTGGCTATCGGGCTAAAGAATTTCAGGTTGAAGTGTCAGGAACCGCAGTCATTGACTCTATTGCCATTGCCAATACCGTGGCTGAATTATGAGCTTAGCAGTTGAAGTCAAACAAGGTCATTATGTGTTTGAGAAGGACGGTGTGATTATTGCGTTAAGTCTAGCGCAAGTCATTGAAATGCGTAATCTATTAGATGATATAATTGACGCTGCAAAACAAAAAAGGCAAGTGCATGGCAGACCGTGAGATACCCAGCGTTCCAACAGGACTCGATGTACAAACACGCAACTTCCTATCGGCAGTCCGTGAGGCGGTTAATCAATTAGCGACCAGTGTTAAGACAGTATCCAGCATGGGGTTTAGTGGCCTGACAGGGCTACCGTCTTCCCTTACAGACCTGTTGGACACCACCGTCCCGCCTAAACCTACAGGCGTTACCGCGTTTGGTATATTTACCACGGTCATGGTGACATGGGATAACCCTCAGTATTTAAATTATTCATTTGCAGAAATATGGAGAGCCAATGCAGTAGATGGATTAGGTCTGCTCATCCCAGCAACGGGAAGCAATGCGAATGGCAACAGTATAAATTTTAAAAATGATGCGAAGCTAGTAGGGACAAGCAACGGCTATCTCTACTCCGATCCTGTAGAGCCTAACGGTCGGCATTATTATTGGGTACGATTTATATCGACGGGTAATGTCGCAGGGCCTTATAACTCAAACACCGGGCTATTAGGGTCAACCGTTCAAAATATCGATGACCTCATGATAGCTAATGGCTGGACGGTGCAAGCCGAAAGCATCTATCAGACCGGCCAATGGATCGGTAATGCTGCTATATTAAATGGCGCTATTGATAATATGAAGATGGCTGACTTGGCAATTACAACAGCTAAATTAAATACCAGCGCTGTAACGAATGACAAAATCATGGATGCGGCGATTAATGCTGTAAAGATAGGGGCAGGCGCAATTACCAGCCCTAAGATTGCAGATTTTGCTGTAACGAATGCCAAGATAGATAACCTGGCTGTAGACAATGCAAAGATAGGCAATCTTGCTGTCGATAATTCAAAGATAGCCTTTCTTGCTGTCGATAGCACTAAAATAGCTAATGCAGCAATTACTAACGCCAAGATAGATAACCTTGCTGTAGACAATGCAAAGATAGCCATGCTTGCCATAGATAGCACAAAAATTATGGATGCGGCTATCACCAACGCCAAGATAGATAATCTTTCAGTCACTAACGAAAAAATAGCAAACCTGGCTGTCGATACAGCGAAGATAACCAATGCGGCTATCACCAACGCCAAAATGGGTATGCTGTCAGTAGGAACAGCCCACATACAAGACCTAGCGGTAACCAGCGCAAAAATACAAAGCCTGGGCGTTGAAAAGCTCTATGCTACATCCGCTTGGATAGCCACCGCGAGCATTCTGGATGGCGCGATTACTAACGCCAAGATCGGCAACACCATTCAGTCAGATAATTACAACGGCTCAAACCTCGGCTGGCAACTCAGCAAGTCGGGTGGAACACTTAACGTCAATCAGATAACGATTAGAGACGCAGCGGGTAATATTATATTATCGTCAGGAACTGGGCTAAATTGGAGCAGTATCTCAGGCGCTCCCACCTCATATCCATTAAGTTCGGCTGATGCCGCAAGCTTGTCGTCTGCTAATAACACAGCTAATACAGCCAACAGTAACGCTAACTCAGCCATCACTACTGCCAACAATGCAGCCACAGCCGCTGCAAATCCAAACTGGTTGACAACTGTTAACAAACCTAACTTTGGAGGGTTCGCTTATCTAAGTACCATACATAAAGATAACATCAGTACCTATATAGCTGATCTTGCAGTGAATACCCTACAGCTTGCGGGTAATTCTATATCAAGATCTATATTTGTAAGTGCAGGTTCGCTAGCCTCAACGGGTAGCATCGCTATTTTTGGAAGGGTACATATTACAGCAATGTTTTATGCGAGTGGAAGTTATGGTCAATGCGTTCATATTTATCGAGATGGAGTTGAATTGTCTGGTGTATGCGGTACATTAGGCTTCTTTTCTTTGACATTTGTAGACCAGCCAAGTGCAGGTACTTATACATATACAGCAAGCGGTTCTGGTGCAATGAACGCTGTATACATGCAGATATTGGACATTCAAAAATGACAACAAAATATAGCTTAGTAGTTGATGATCTTGGGAGCATTTCCCAAATAGCTTCCTTTAACGGTCACGACTTGCCTGAAGATCAAGTTGAAATATCAGCAAATCAGTATGAAAAAATATTTTCAAACATAAGTGGGTATTTTATAAAGGATGGGGAAGTGGTTATCAGACCAACTCAAGCAGTGCTTCTAAATAAATTGCTGTTAACAGCAGATGGCACAGACTCTATTAAGATAACAGGTGCTACTTCAGGCTCGATCATGAAAGTAGAAGGCTTACTGCTAGACAATACAGCAGAAGGTATTTGTGAAAATCCAGACACATTCAGCACAGAGATTCCTGATACTTACACGCTGACCATCTCATGTTTTCCTTATCTGGACTTTACAGCAACCATCGAGGCAATCTAATGGCAATCACAATAACTAAGCCTCTAGCCGAGCATCAAGCTAATTACACAGTTACTGTCAATAAGATGGCAAGTGACAAGATTACCGCTAAGTATCCGATCTACAAGCAGCTTAATGTAGCGAGAACGGCTGACGCAGAGGCGATGAATGTTTGGATAGATAGCATCAGAGCCTTAGCTCAGACAGCTAAAACAGCGATAGCCGGAGCCACAACAATAGTCGGCATCCGTACCGCACAAGATGCTTATGTCACAGCGTTATCGGCATTATAATAGCTTGACCAATGCAGCGACTAAGCCTGCTTGAGCTATCAGCATGCCTGCTATCCATTTAACCATGTCGTACTTAACCTCATTGATCTTAGCGTCAAGCCGCAGTTCAAGCTCTTTTAGGTCGTATTTTGTGGCAAGTTCCGCGTCACTCTGGGCATCTTTAAAGGCTTCTGAGAATGCCTCAGCTTGATTTTCGGGTACGCCAGCCGCTTTTAATGTGCGAACAAATTTTAAGGTATCAAAAGTGATAGTGGCCATAGTATTACGCTCAATAACAAAAGGTAGTTAAATGGTATCACGCTTTACCCTGGTGGATATACGCCTAGTCTGGGACAGGATTAAACCCGATATAGAGAAACTCAGATCAGCTTGGTCATTTGACTGGCGGCCTGAAGACATTTACGCACAATGTCTCATGGGTCGAGCCTTTTGCTATCTATGTGAGGATGGTTTCGTCATTGTCCAGCCCAGAGAAAATCCCTACTCACTGGCTAAAGAGCTGTTTGTGTGGGTGTGTGTCAGTCATGCAAAAGATGGCGTTTTAGAGTATAATAGAGATATAAGCGAATTGGCTAAAGAGATTAATGCAACCGCTATTATCTTTAGTTCACCGCGTGAAGGCTTTAAAAAGATGGCTCAGCAACAAGGCTGGCGATCCATGACGGAATATACGATACCCGTCAACTGATTTACCCAACTATCGTCGTGATGACGAAAGGAATCTTAAATGAAGTTACTCGCTCCCTGGCGCTGGTTACTGATACCCCATAAATTCTATGGTGGTGGCGGTGGCGGCGGACAAACCGCACAGATCAACCCAGAAGAACAGGCGTTAGCCAATATCTCCCAGGAAAAGTGGGATGAATACAAAGCGCGCTATGTCCCCCTTGAGAACCAGTGGATAGATAAATCTAACACACTGAACAATCAAAACTATCACAATGATGCGTCTGGCATGGCTTCCAATGAAGTCAAGGCACAGTATGGACAGCAAACAGGTGGCCTAGCGTCGTCTGTTCAGGGTCAGCGTATCGGTAAGGCTGACTATCTCAATCAAGCCGAAAACATTACCCAAGCACGAAACAAAGCTAACCTCGGCGTAACTGATCGTTACCTCAGAGGGCAAGAAGGCGTGATTGCAATGGGTCAAGGTCAGTCAGCAACAGCCCTGCAAGGTATGAATGATGTAGCCAATACGTCAGTTGATGCTCAGATCAGAAACAACGAAAACAAGTTTAAGCAACAGCAATCAAACCAAGGCATGTACGGCACTATCGCAGGGGCCGCTGTAGCGGGTACGACTAACAACATGAATAAGGCGAAAAAATAATGGGTGGCTCAAGTCCAGCAACGCCGGAATCATTTGACAGAAACGCATCCAACAAACGTGCTGACCTTGTTCGTCAGCAATGGGATGATTATAAAACTCGATTACAGCCGGTCGAAAATAAACTGATTACAGACATGGGAACCGGCAATCACACTGCCTTTAATGATGCGGGTGTGGCTACTGCACAACGTGCCGCAGATACCGCCTACACCAGCGCCGCTGATATGGAAAATCGTGACAGGGCGCGGATGGGGCAGGGCTTAAGTGCTACCCAGGCGCAGGCTCAACAGACCAATAACGATATGGCGCGATCAGCCGGAACCGCTACCGCCGTCAATACCGCCTCCCAGGCCGACATCGACCGTAAAAATACAGTGATGAGTTCGGGCTTAGGATCAGCGGCCGCGATGGGTAAATAATTATGGGCGGCTCAAGTCAGGGTCAATGCAGCGATTGACGCAAATAATGCTAATACAGCAAAAGGCACTGTTGCCAATACAGCACAACAAGTGATGACACTAATATGAGTATTCTACAAACAGGTCGTAACACACTGGCGCAGGCTGATTATGCCAGCAAGTCATCCACGGCAATGGCTAATAACAGGGCGCAGAGTAACGCAGGCATGGAGATTGCAGGTCAAGCCTTGGGCGGTGCAGCATCAATGGGATTGGCGGCTTATGGTGCTACACCGGCTGCCGTCGCACCGATGGGCGCAGCAGGATTAGCAGCAGCACCGGCAGCAAGTGGAGCGGCTGGGGCGGCAGGAGGAATGGGAGCTACAAGCGGGGCATTAGGCGCTACCGAGCTTGGGCTTACCAGCGCAACAGGGGCTACATCAGCGGCAACCAGCGCGGGTATAACCGGCGCAACCACGGCAGCAGCGGGGCAGGCAGCGGCAACTACAGCGGCAACTACAGCAGCAACTGAAGCCGCAACCGCCGCCGCCGCAGAAGCAGCCGCCGCCGCCGCCGCAGAAGCAGCCGCCGCCTCAGCAGCAGGCGGAGCAGCCGCATCAACTACCTTAGCAGCAACAGCCTCCGCAGCCATCCCCTTTGTCGGATGGGCAGCTGCGGCAGGGATGTTGGCCTACAGTTTGTTCGGATAATTAACAGGATAATTAACAGGATTATTACTATGAGTTTTTCAGAAGGCTTCACCAGCGGCTTTAATATGGTCGATTCAGCTCTACAAAAACGCAATGCCCTTGCCTTAGAGCAAGAAAAGCAAGCCCGTGACGATGTACGTTACAAAGATGAGTTAGTCCATCGGAGCGGCCAGGAAGCACAGGCTCTTAAGTGGCATGATGATGCAGCAGGCTTAGCGGCTACGGCTGTAACATATGCTAAAACTAGGGATACAGCTAAGGATGCTTTTGACAAAACCGCTCAAGATGATACCCGCACTAATCATGCAGATACGATTGGATTGCAGAGGGAGTCAAATAGTATTAGTCGAATTAATGCTAATAATCAGGCTGCTCACCTTAAGCTGTCGTATGAAAGAGAGCAGGGCATGTTAGCCGCGCAGCAATCTGAAACACGCATTAAAGAATTGGAGTACGCGAAGAAACAAGCTATGCCCATATTGGAATCTATGCAATCTACAGATCCAAAAACAGGTCAAATGACTATGGCGTGGTCAGATAATCCTAGTCTTTTTAAACAACAATTATCCGCATCCCAAACAGCTACAGGTTTCGACTATAAAAAAATGTATGAAAATCCCGATTTATTTACCAAGGATATTCAAACTATCAAAAATGGCTTAGCTGATATAAATCATTGGGATAAGAACAAAACAGGGGTATTGGCTTCGCTAAATACAACAATGAAGAGTGATATTGAAGCTGGAAAAATAGATCAAACTTACGATGGGCTTGATCAAGATCTAAAAGGCGGCATTGTCACGTCCGTTGAGATTAATGATATATTCCCAGCTCCAGGCGGCAATGCTTTGGTAGCTGGTGTTCAGACTAAATATAAAATGCCTGACGGCAGTTTTAAGTTTAGTGCCGCCCCTATGTCAGAACTACGCTCAGCCAATCCTAATACAGATCCAAATGTAAAAGTTATCCAAATCAATCAAATAACCAACAAGATAGACGCTATCGATCAAATATCGACATCTATTAGAAATGACCCTGCTCACACTAAGCTGATTCAGTCCTATATCAAAGGCGCTCATAAAGAAAAATCAGATTCTAAGGTAATGGAAATACCTATATTAGATAAGCAAGGAAATCCTACAGGTGAAAATAGGGATATTCAGATGAACTCAAGTGGATTAGTTCTTGATCCAGTAGCCCAGATGACTAAATCAAATACTAATAATCAAGTATCAGTTGGAGATGCTCCTGTTAATACAAAAGAAGGTGCGAAAGCTTGGATAAATGGAGAGTCTTACATTAATCGTGGTGGGAAAATGTATCCTACTGATAAGGTAGATTAATCATGGCTGAATTAGATTTTTCTAAGGCCGACTGGGAAGATAGCTCTAGTAGCAGCGCTAAATTAGATTTTAGCAAGGCAACATGGGATAGCGGTAGAAAACCAACAAGTACGATAACTGCTTATGGGCAGACTATTAAGGAAGGCTTTAATCAAATACCTGGCTATATTGCATCTGCTATAGAAGGTGATACGCCCTATAACAGTAATAATAAACTGGATGCTATCCAAGCAAACGCCAAGAAAGATCAGCAGGCTTTTGTTAGTGGCTCTGATGCTAATGATCCAGCTTTTGGCGGTTTAGCTTCTGTCAAAGACATTAAGCAGGCAGCACCCAGTATGGGAGGCTCTTTTGCTGGCATGGCTCCAACACTTGCTGGGGCTGGTGCAGGCGCAGTTATTGGCTCAGCGGTTCCAGTTGTAGGCACAGCTTTTGGAGCAATGGTAGGTGGTCTTGCAGGATCAATGTCAGGCTTATATGGCATGAAGCGAGCAGCAGAAAACCAATTCGTCAAAGAAAATATTGATAAAGAAGATGCTACTAGAATTGAAAGAGGTCAAGCGCCTTTAACGACTTCTGAAAAAATCACACTACAGAATCAACTTAATGAATCTGGTGATACTGCTAAGATGGGTTATTCGGAAGCTATACCTGAAACACTGGGTAATTTAGCAGAGACAGCTATTTTAGCGACTCCAATTGGTAAGTTTGGAAAGGTATTATCAACAACTGGCGGCCCATTAGTTAGAGCCTTAACAACGGGTGTTGTTAAAGCCGCATCAACAATAGTAACAGAAGCTGGGGAAGAAGAAGTCACCCGTCAGTTACAAAATCCTATTATGCAAAGACATGGTTTCCCAGAGCAAACTGCTGGTGAAACACTTAAGCAAACCACTATAGCTACCTTACCTATGGCAGCTATAGGTTTAGGTGCTGGTGTATATCAAGGCGCAACTAAAACACCTGACGCACCCGTCGATCAACAGACTGACACTACCTCAATAGACGGCTCACTAATAGACACCCGTACCCCAGAGCAAAAGGCGCAGGATAACACTTCTGTTATTGATAGCACTGCTATTGATGCTAATCAGTCACCAACGCTACACAGTTCATCTTACGATAACTTATTCCAACAAGCTGAAAGCAATTATGGTTTGCCTAGTGGCTTACTATCCACTATGGGCTTTCACGAAAGTGGCTTTAATCCTAACGCGGTTAGTCCTGTAGGCGCTAGAGGTGTGATGCAATTCATGCCGGCAACAGCACAAGAATATGGCATAGATCCACACGACGCACCTGCATCTATTGATGCTGCCGGTAAGAAGATGGCTGGCTTAGTTAAATACTATAACGGTGATATGGCAAAAGCTGTTGCGGCTTATAACTATGGCGAGGGCAATCTTAATAAGGCTATCGCAAAAGCAGGTGATAACTGGCAATCGGAATTACCTACTGAAACACAAAACTATCTCACCAGAATACTAGGCGGTCAACAGTCAGCATCAGTAAACAATACTCAATCTGACGCTACTCAACTTGACCCCTCATTAAGCACTTTAGTTGCAGATGATCAACTACAAGACTTACCTGATAACACTAATCCCGATAATGTATTAAATAACACCGCAGATGCGGCCGACTCGCGTTTGAAACGCGAAAGGGTGAACCAACATGGCAGCCAAGAAAGCACCGATGAAG